GGACATGCGGGCAAAAACTTGCATTGCATAGTTCTTGTCCGGGCGGGGGTCGATCTTGGCTTCCATGTCCTTACCCACAGACAGCACGAGACCGTCTTGAGCCCAGGCAAAGCAGAGGCGACCCGTTGCAAGGCTTCCTACACCAGAACCGATGGCACCCGTGGAGGTGTCGTACTGGATGTTGGAGCCGTTCAGGACGCGCTCAAGTCTGATGAACTTGAAGCCCATGAACGAATCCACTTGGCCATTCACAAGAGCCTTCACCACGTTGTAGTCAGCGCTCGTGATCTCGGTTTGACCCAAGAGCGAGTAGAGCTGGCTAGAGGTGATGGCCATGTAACGCGGGATCGACTCGTCCACATCAGCCTCGTCGAACAACTGCTTCGCACGGCGAAGAGTGTCCACGTTAAGGTTAGTGGGCGTTCCGGGAGCGGCTTCCGTGGCAGCGAGCAGCTTTTGGCTGTTCGGTAGCACCACAGATGTCGAACCGGCTTCACCAGCGTAGGCAGTACCACCAGCAGCGGCGATGATCACATCGTCCATTGCGCGACCAAGTGCCCACATAGCGGATTGGCTATAGGGGCTGGCAGGGTCGATCAGGGTACGAATCTTATCTTCATCGTCGATAAGGTCGGCCCAGATGTAGTCCTCAAGGGACACTCGCCGACGGCTGTGTGCGCTGTCGATCTGCGGCGTGTCAGAGTGACGGCTGATCTTCTTAACTGCCACGGCTTGACCGAGACGGTCGAAGAACTGGTTCTTTCCTTTTTGCATTTCGCTTCGCACAGCGCCACGGAGACGGCTACCCTTCTGTTGGGACAGATGGAATAGATTGTTCCGGTACTGCTGTACAAATGCTTCGGTAATTTGCATGGACATATATCCATCCTCCAAAGATTTGTTTTATGTACGGGGTTTATGGCGTCGGTTGTCCCGAGAAGGGGCCAGACTATGCGGAAAAGACGTGGGGCCAGACGGCTTATCCACTACCACATGGCCCCAGTATGACAGTGCAAATTTTATGCCGTCAACTACTTTTTAGCAGAAAGACGGTTATACAGACCCTGGACGTGTTCCACGGCCTTGTAATGCTCGGGGTGTCCGGCATCCCAGTATGGGTGAGCGTAATTGTTTGTGATCTCAGAGATTTGCTTGTGCAGCGCTTCATCCGAATCATTGAAGGAAACGCCACCGTCTCCTTTGATTACGTCCTCGCCCATGGATTTTCCGACCTTGTGCATCAACTTAATGAACTGCGGATCGTTTCCAAGTCCGGTTTTTTCTACCCACTCAACGGTGTCCTTGCCAAAAAAGTTGAATAGAGCCCGCTTAGCCATAGAAAGGTTCTTGGTGTACTCAGCATCGCCACCCCACTCCTCCTTCAGCTTGTCCAAATTCATCTTCGTTTGGGTCTCGTAGTCAGCCTTGGCCTTCTCTACTGCACTCTTCTGCATCTGAGAATACCAGCCATAAAGCTCCTGAGCCTGCTTGGGGAGAATTCCGTACTTGTGCGCGGCTTCCTTGAATCCCTTGATAAACTCAGGATCAGCCCCTTCAGCTTGAAGCTCATATTTGTCCGGAGACTCGGGAAGACCAAGTTTCTTGAACACGCTCTTCCAGTCATCTTCGGTTGCGTGCTTTCCAGGCACAGGAATCTTATCAGCTCCCACCATCTTCTGAGCATGGATGTAGCTCTTTACAAGATCGACAGGACTCTTGAACCCTTGAATGGAAGCGTCTGACTTAAATTCATCCGGCAAAGTATCCAACCAGGAACCACTTCCACCACTCGCACTTCCACTAGCGACTGGCGTTACAGTGCCAGTGTTGCCACCGCCTGCAGCAACTCCACCGCCACTAGCTCCCGCTCCTCCTCCTTCACTGGATGCACCAGCAGCTCCCATGTTTCCGGTAGTAAGTTCACTCATTCTCGCTCTCCTCTTTCAAGATCGAATCGAGGTCTGCCGGTTTGATGTGAAGAAATGCAAGAATCCGAAGAACCACATTCCTCTCACCCTCTCGACGGATTGTCTCGATGTGATCGTTTGGTTTGTACGTCGAGTCCAGAATATGATGAGTCCTCATTAGGTCAAGTAGAACTTCTTTTCCATCTTTCGAGTTGAAACAATTGCGGTATGCGACGACAACATCGCCACGCTTACGGGCTGCCATATTTTCTCCTTAAAGGACTTGAGCCGCTCCACTCACTGCTGTGAGTGCCGGGGCCATCTTGTTTGCCACTTCAGCTTGATGCTGGGCTTGAGCCATTGCAAGTTTTTGTTGCTCGGCTTCGGCGCGTCCTTGGCGAATCTGTTTGACTTCTTCTTCATCTCGCAAGATTTGTGCCGGAATCCCGCTCATCTTCATGATGTGGCGCACGGATTCGTCACCATCTATAAGGTCAAGCGACTCTGGCGAGAACTGGGCAACCGGAGCAATCGCGGCAATTGCCTTCTGGATGTTCACGATCTCGCTCGACATCTGAACCTTTGCGATAGCCGAGGTGTACTGCACGTCGATGTCTTTGCCAACAAGCTCCTTCGGAGGCTTTCCGAACAAGCCCTTCGACTGAAGAATATCGAACACGCGGTCAATCAAAGGCTTGAGAAGTTCATGATGTTGACGACCAAGCACAGGACCCATCAAGCGCAGCTTCTCTTCAGTACGCTGCATAACTTCGGTGGCCGTCATCTGCGGACCATTTGCCAACTGAAGCTGATCAACATAGAAGGCTTCACGGATACGACGACGAACGTCTTCCATCACCTGATAGCCAAAGTCCACGTTCGGGTTCGTGAGCAGGGGCTCAATGCGATCTTGGGAGCCAGCGCGGAAGTAGTTCACGCCAGCGGGCTTAAGGGTGATCTTGCGAACGAAGCCATCATCAGGAGCCATGAGCGGAGGATCAACGGCCTTCTGTGCCGACCGAAGCGTGGTCAACATCATCTCGTTGATCATCTTGATGTCGGCCAGGGCGTTCATGCCAGGACCTCGACCATAGGTCTCGCCAGTGGACTTAGACCAACGAGGGCAGGCATACGGGAAAGTACGGAATCCGCTCTCCTGAAGCTCAACCATTTCGCCCTTGTGTTCGATGTAATAGCATGAGGCATACTTCATCGACTTCGGCATCTTGTTGTCGGTCTTGCCGCTTCTAGGATAAACAGCGTGTACGATCTCAACCTTGTGGTTGGGATTATCTGCCGCCATCTTCTTGTAGTCCTCTGGAAACGTGTCGGGCCAGTCCTCAAGACACTGCTTCAAGGTCCACTCATAACAACGAAAGACGGTATCGATGAGTCCCTTGTTGTTCTCCATGAGATAGACCTTGCCAAGATGCTTGGCGGAGAAGCGAACGTGCGCCTCCTCGTCTTCCTCAATGGACAGCACGGACGTTCCAATTGAAACAACATCCAAATATACTTCATGAATTTCCGTCTGAAAGTTTGAATTGTTGAGAACATGGTGGATTTTGCGCGCCGTGCCGTCCAGCCAGTGCCGAACAGAATCCACCTTGTCTAGCTCCGGATCGCCAGAAGTAAGGCCGAACCAGAACGATGTCGGGTTCGTAAGCATCGAATGGAGCGCACCGGCCAACAACTGGGCAGAATGCACAGCGGAAGTGTCATACAGGGTGATCGTCTTCTTCTCACCAGATACATTGGTCCTGGTGAAGAAATTCTTGTTCGGAATGACGTAATCGGAAACCTCTTGCCAATGGGTCTCCCAATTGGCTCTATCGGTCTTGAGTAGATCGATTAGCCCCTTGATCTTCTTTCCTTCGAGAGCCATCAGTACAACCTAAATGGGAATGCGGATTGAGATGTAAGATCAGTGAGAGCGGTCTGCGCTTTTCCCGGGCGCTCCTGTATGAGTTTGATTTCTTCTTCGCGGCGGGCCTTGGCTCGTTTGTCCTTCAATTCTTCTTCGATAGGCTCACGAGTGAGGGCAGTCTTTACAGTGCTGACAGCCGGACCAAAGGCAGCAACACCAGCCTCTTTACCAATCTCCTTACCAGCCAACATTCCAAGGATTCCAGCCGGAACACTAGCAGCGGTTCCAACGGATTCAAATACTTGTCTTCCAACATCACTGGACATGCTGTTCCCCCTGATTGAATGGATCGTAATTCCAATCCGCCTCTTCTACAAGATTCTCACGACTGCCAATCTCCATGTCAAGGGTCATCGCCAAGGTGCGAAAAGCATCGGCACCATGGGAATACTGGTCATGTACTGGCTTCGTATACGTCTGCATCTTCTCGTCAAACTTCTTACGGTATTCCTCAAGACACACAACTCCACGGTGGGCCTTGATCTCATCGAAGTAACAACGAGGGAGAATGTTCCTTACCGCAGCGATTCCGTCTTCTACTGACTGCCGCTTTGCAACAACGATGTCTCTGCGGCCAAGGGAGCGAAGAACCTCGACGCGAGTCTTTCCCGTCCCCAATTCACGGGCGTTGGCGTCGTGCGGCAAGAAGTCGGTCCCATACACATAGGGCTTCGACTGGAGTTCCTTCACAATCGCTGGAAGACCATAACCAGTTAGCTCCATGTATTCGACAATGTGAATTTCTTTGAACACTCTTTGGTAGAACCAAATCGCCGTCTCGTCTGAGATTCCAAGGTCCCATGCCGTATGAACAGGAATGGCGGGGTCATAGGGTACATTCCTTATTCTTCCGTCTCGTCTGGCTTCGGACATCTGAGGGCCATAATAAGAGCCCTGCGTTGATCCATTGAAAGAGCATTCGAACTCTTGGTTGAACTCGTCTTCTGGCATCGTTCGCCGCGCTTCTTCGAGTTCCTCTGGGTCAATAATTCCTGTCTCCGACGCCCGGTAGATTTTCGTGTACCACTTCTTCTCGTTTGTCTTCGCATACTCATGTAGATCGTGAAAATGGTTACGGCCCTTCGGTGTTCCGATGAAGATCACCCAACCCTTGCGGTCCCTAAGGGTAGGAGACACGGCCTCTGTCCATGTCCTCGGTAACATTTCACCGTACTCATCAAGGATGCATCCATCAAGATAGATACCCTTCAACGATGATGGATTCTCGGCACCAAGAAGCATGAACCGCAGAGTGTTGGTTATGTCATCTGGAAACAACTGGATGTCCACCCGAAGCTCGGCCTCGTTTGCAGAAAATCCAGGAAGCTGGCAGGTGTATGTCTTTAGGTAATCCCAGGCAATACGCTTGGCCTGTCCATATGTGGGGGCAATGTAGGCATACCGGGGACGGGGCCTATTCGGGTCCCTTTTCGCAGCGAGGCGGAGTCCCTGGTCCACCATCTCGTTGATGGCAAACACGGTCTTGCCGAATCGACGATGGCAAACGATCACATTTGCTCGCTTCAACGATTTGTGCAACTGGGACTGAAGTGGTCTTGGCTTATACCCAGTGCTGATCGTCTTCGTCTGTGCTGCTTCCATCTTCTTCCTCTACGGTACGGGCTTCGGCAGGAATGGCTTCCGGCTGAGGCTCCGAGCGATCAATCCCCGTGCTGATGACAAACGACAGAGGAGCATTCAAGTCTCCACTGATCTTGGTGCGAGGTCCATACTCCTCTGGATTATTGACGGCAGCCAAATGCTTATAAGCATCAATCTTCACTTTTGCGCTCTTAGAATTGTCCTCATCTACGGTCTCAGCAACCTCGACTATCTCATCGTGGTAAATCTCGGCCCGGGCCTTCTTTGCCTCCTCAAGCATCCGACGAAACTCTGGATACCGGCCCTTCCAGTAGTTGATGACGTAATACGGAGGAAAGTGATCATCTGAACAGATAGCCTTCATGGTCTCGCCTTCTGTGATCTTTGCACATATTGCGATGGCGATTTCCTCTGAGTATGGATAGGCAAGGTTCCGTAACTTCCCTGCCGTGATATGCCAGGGGACTAGAACCTTATTCCCGGCTTCATCTTCAATAAAGTGTTGGCGGGAAGCAAGCGAGTGCTTCCTCTCCGCATTCAAACGGCGGGATATCGCAAACTTCTTCTTGTTGCACTTCTCGGTCCATACGACCTCTCCTTTGGAGTTGATGCCCTCAAGGACCCCGTCTTTGTTCGTAACGACGCGAATTTCTTCCTGCCCAGGAACTTTCCTGTCGTACACGGAAACCTTAGGCGTGGGTTCTTTTTTCTGTTTTTTAGCCATTCAAAAAATGTAGGTGGCTGCTACACCACCCACACCAACAACTCGAAGGAGTCGAGGAAGCATGAAGTCAGCACTTCAAAATCAGGCTATTCTATAACTCTAAGCGTTGCAACCAGGTATTCAGAAAAAGTTCACCCCGGGGTTTTGGTTGTTGACGACCGCTGACCACCGGGGCTAATCTGAACTTCCCGGAACAGATGTCATCAGAATGGCATCTGTTCTGGGAAGAGTAAAGGGGAATTTGAGGGGCGCCTTTGGTCCCTACAGTATTCGGCGGTATTTGCACCTATGCCGGGTATGGCCCGCAAGGGCTACACTCTGGAGAAAAACCAGAGGAAGCATAGTGGTCGTCGGCACAATCGAGCGACCACACAAGGGAGTGAGGAACTCACCCGATCCGACGGGAAAAATGAGGGCTTCAGTGGATGGTACGCTTGTGCAGCAATCCCAGCACTTATAGAAAACTGGGCTCTGGGGCATAGGCCAACCGCAAGTGAACATGCGGGATCATCCGGGAGCAAACACCAAGATGGTGTGCGAGAAGGGAAAGCAGACTTAACTGCCATAAGCCTCTCAATCAAGACGTTCACAGTTATCCCAAAAAGCACTCCCCTTAGTTCGGAATCTACCCTCTCCTCAAAGAAAAATGGTCAAGTAAAAACACCATCATCCAAAGTATTGCTCTACTGTTGCGGTAGGACGTTCAACCCAGGCAACGAACTTTATGCGTTTTAGCATTTTGCGTTTTAGCATTCTGCGCTTCAGTTGAAATATCATAGCGTAATGGTCAAGCATTATATTGGAAATAAGGTCCCGGATTGGGGGTGGATGAGAGAGTATCTCTCACGCGCATTTTTTGGGTGTGGGGGGGGGTCGCGTGCGCGATTATACTTCGCGCGTGCGAGGCAGCGTGCGCGAGGTTGCACTCCGCGTGCGCGTGGTTAATACCACACGCGCGTGATTATACTCCGCGCGTGCGGGG